AGGAACGAAGCGCTGGACTGCGCCGTGTACGCCTTCGCGGCCTACGCATCGCTCAACGCGAACCTCGAGCGCATCGCGCAGCGCATGGAAGCACGGGTGGAGAAGGCCCCGAAAGAAGAACCTCCCATCCCGAAGAACACGGAGGATACTCCTCCTCCGGCAACACCCCGCTGGCCGCATAGGCCCCGAGATGGCTGGTCTCCAACCCGCTGGTGAAGGAGAAGACATGTCTCACGCGACGACGATGCTGGCGGCGATCGAGGCTACGCTTGAGAGTCTTGCGGCCAACGGTGTCGCCTCCATGACGATCAACGGGCGGACCATCGAATACAAGAGCAGCAAGGACCTGTTGGAACTTCGGGCGAAGTACCTGCGCGAGGTCAAAGACGAGCAGGACCAGGCAAATGAGGTGAGCAGGATCGTCCGCGCCCAGTTCGGGAGCGTCTAGTGGGAATCGTCCGGCAATTCCTGCGGGACCGTGGATACGTCCACCGATCCGAGATTCCCCGGAGCCAAAGACGAGCCTACGCCGCAGCGAGCATGAACCGGCTCTCCGGCGATTGGCTAACGGCCGCCACCACCATCGACCACGACATCCGCTCGGGGATGGTCTTCGTTCGATCCCGGGCTCGGGACCTCTCGCAAAATAGCGAGTTCGCCAAGGCGTACCTGCGGGCTGTCAGGAAGAACGTGGTCGGCAGCGAGGGCTTCGCCCTACAAGTAAAGGCGCAAAACTACGAGAACGGCAAAGCCGTCCCGGACCGGGTGGCCAACAGCAAGCTGGAAGAGGCCTTTTACAACTGGGGAATGGCGGAAACCGCTACGGTCACCGGCAAGATCTCCTTCCGCAAGGCGCAAGAACTCCTGATCGAGACCGTCGCTCGGGACGGCGAGGCGTTCGTTCGTCTGGTCCGCGGGAGAAACGTCAACCGGTTCGGGTTCTCCCTGCAGCTGATCGAGCCCGACTGGATCGACGAGAAGCACAACGAGGAGCTTGGCAACGGCAACATCGTCTTGATGGGTGTGGAGATCGACCGGTGGCGCAAGCCCGTGGCGTACCATGTGAGCACCCGCAACGACATGCTCGAGTTGTACGGCACCATTATCCCATCCGGGCCGTACGTCCGGGTACCGGCCTCCGACATGATCCACCTGTTCGACCCGGAACGAGCGGACCAGACCCGGGGGATCTCCTGGATGGCCCCGGCGATGGTGGGGCTGCACAACTTAAAAGGCTACATCGAGGCGGCCGTCATCAACGCCAGGGTCGGGGCCTCGAAGATGGGGTTCTTCCGGGATCCGACGGGGGGCGACGGCCCGTACGAGGGGGACACGACAGACGCGTCGGGAAACAAGATCACGACGATCGAGCCGGGGATCTTCGAGGACATCGGGAGCAAGGAGTTCCACCCGTATGACCCGAAATACCCGGACCAGCAGTTCGATCCGTTCGTCAAAGCGATCCTTCGTGGGGTAAGCGCCGGGCTGGGGGTGTCGTTTTCCTCGCTGTCGAATGACTTAACCGAGGTGAACTTCTCATCGATTCGCGCGGGATTGATCGAGGAGCGCGAGACGTGGAAGAGTTTGCAGGCGTGGTTTGTGGAGGGATTCCTAAACCGCGTCTATTCCGAGTGGCTGGAGATGGCGCTGCTCACGGAGGCCGTGACTCTCCCCTACGCAAAGTACACCAAGTTCAACGCCCCGAAGTGGACCGGCCGCCGGTGGGCATGGGTCGATCCCTTAAAGGACGTGGAGGCGTCGAAGGCCGCTGTCGCGGCGGGATTCAAATCCGCAACGCAGATTATCAACGAGGCCGGCGGCGACATCGAGGAGTTGTATCAGGAGCTGGCGGAAGAAAAGGCGCTCGCCGAGGAATACGGGCTGGAGTTTACCCTCGGCGGCAACGACGCCCCCTCGTCAGCCGGGGGGCAGGTTGACGACGAGCCTCCGCCCAAGTCCAACGGTAAGGGAAACAGCAAGGGAAACGGGAAGATGGAAGAGACAGCCGCGTAGTTTAGGCAGAAAGAGAAAGTCGAGAAGGGCCTTCTGCATTTTGGGAGGCCCTTTTCTTTTGGAGGTGACAGTGATGGGGAAACAAGAACCCCCCAAGCGGGAAAGCAGAACGCTCATCCTCTCCCGGGCGCAGATCAAGGAGGACGCAAAGACCATCGACCTTGCGTTTTCCTCTGAGGAGCCTGTGGTACGAGGGTGGGGGATCGAGATCCTGGACCACTCGCCGGGTGCGATGCGGATGGATCGGGCGAACAAGGGAATCCCGCTCCTTTTTAACCACGACCGGGATGCGCATCTGGGGGTCCTCGAGGATTGCCGCTGCGATGAGGACAAGAAGGCCAGGGGAGTCGCCAGGTTCTCGCGGTCGGCTCTGGCCGAGGAGAAGTGGCAGGACGTTACAGACGGGATTTTAAAGGACGTATCGGTTGGATACGCAGTCCACTACGTGAAAGAAATCCCCACCAAGGAATTGCCCCCGGATCTGGTGAAGCTGGCTGCCCAGGAAAAGCTGCCGGTTTACCGGATCTCGGACTGGGAGCCGTTCGAGGCCTCCCTGGTGACGGTTCCCGCGGATCCGACGGTTGGCGTCGGACGAGCTGCGGAAGCCGATCCTGATCTGGGCGAGAAGAAGAGCGCGGAAAAACCGGAACCAACACCAGTCATCGAGGAGGTAAGGAACATGCCGGAACCCAAAGCAGACATCGATCTTTCGCAGTACGAGCAGGACATGGAGAAGCAGCGCAAGAAGGCCGGAGACGAGGCCCGGGAGAAGGAGCGCCTCCGCGTCCAGGGGATCAACGACATCTACGAGAAGTTCCGCTCCCACGTTCCCGAATTCATCCGCCGCAAGGCGGTCGACGAGGGGATGCCCCTCCAGGACTACCAGGACATCGTCTTAAAGCGCCTGGGGGACGGAACGCCGATCGACACCCCGGTAGCGGAGCTGGGGCTGTCCAAGCAGGAGATCCGCCGGTACAGCATCACCCGGGCGATCCTTTCCCAGTGGAAGGAGTCCAACGTCGACGCCTCGTTCGAGCGGGCTTGCCACTCGGAGATCGAGAGGCGGCTCGGCGTCGCTTCGAAGGGGATCTTCGTCCCGTTCGACGTGATGCGGCAGCCGGCAGACCCCAAGGGTACCGGGCGGCGCGATCTTTCCGTGGGCACCGCCGCGGCCGGAGGGTATCTCGTCGGAACCGACCACTTGGGGTCGGAGTTCATCGACCTGCTGCGCAACCTGATGCTCATCCGCCAGCTCGGGGCGAAGGTGCTCTCGGGGCTGCGGGGGTCGGTGGTGATCCCGCGCCGGACGGCGGGGGCGACGACGTACTGGGTAACGGAGGGCACTCCGCCCACCGAGGGCGCCAACACCTTCGGGCAACTGACGCTCTCCCCCAAGAGCGTGGCAGCGAATCTGGACTACACGAGGAACCTTCTCTTGCAGTCCAACCCGTCGATCGATTCGCTGGTCAACGGGGATCTTGCCAAGGGGATCGCCCTGGCGGTCGATTTAGCAGCCTTCCACGGTTCCGGCGCAGCCGGGGAGCCCACGGGCATCGCCAACACCTCCGGCATCGGATCAGTCACGGGAACGAGCATCGCGTATGGCGGGATGCTCGAGTTCCAGACCGACGTGGCCGCGGCGAACGCGCTGGCCGGCAACTGCGCGTACGTCACGACTCCCGCGGTGGCCGCGCTGCTCGCGCAGCGTGCACGGTTCTCCAACACCGACACTCCGCTGTGGAAGGGGAACATCCTGCAGGCCGACGACGTATGCGGCTTCAAGGGGTTCTCCACGAACCAGATCGGTGCGGGCAATCTCTTCTTCGGGGATTTTAGCCAGGTTTTTCTGGCCGAGTGGGGGGTGCTGGAGCTGGTCGTTGACCCCTACACCCAGAGCAAGAGCGGCATCATCCAGGTCACCGCGTTCCAGAGCGTGGACGTGGGCGTGCGGTATCCGGGGGCGTTCTCCCTGGCGACTGCCGTGACCTGATCGTGACGCTAACTACAAGTGAGGGCCGGGCGCTTCTGCCCGGCCTTTCATCTTCTACCGAAGGAGGAGCGATGAAGACCGTCGTCATTACATACAAGGGCATCGTGATCAAGGAGCCGAATCAGCCGTTCGGGAAACGGGCAGGAAGGGGGGACGTGGTAACGGTCAGCGACGATGACGCGACTCTGCTGATCGGCATGGGAAGAGCCAAGCCGTATGTGCCTGCGAAGGAACCAGTGACGGAGCCCCCGAAGGTCGAGTTGGAGAAGGACCCGGGGAAAGAGATGAAGAGGGAAGCGCATAGCTCTGCGCCAAGGCCGGAAAGGAAAAAGGAGTAGGGCGATGCGTCAGGACGCAAGATGATCGATCTTAGCGGCTTCATCTCCGATCTGTTGGATGCCGATGTCTTTGCGGAAAACGCCACATTCACACCGGCCGGCGGGCAGGGGAGGTCGGTTGTGGTCATTTACGACAACGGGTACCAGGCGGCGCAGTACCGGGTGGCGGAGGCGGAGATCGAGTCGTTGGGACCGAAGGTTACCTGCCGGGAAGCCGACGTCGTTGACGTCGCTCATGGAGACACCATCGTCTTGCGAGGAGTGACCTTTCACGTCCTCGAGGTCCAACCGGACGGATTTGGAATGGTAACGATTTTGCTCTCCAAGGATCCGCTCCCGTGACGAGGCGCCAGGAGATCGTCGACGCACTCAAGGCCAGGCTTGCAACGATACGGACTGCGAACGGGTACGACACCAATCTCGGGTTGCACGTCTTCGAATGGAAGGTGACGGCTTTCGCCGGCACTGAGATGCCCGGAGTAGCCTTCAGGGACACCGAGCAGTCGGTGACGGAGCTCACGGGGGGATTCCGCAACGTATCGCTCACCGTTGAGTTCATCCTCGGTGCGGCCTCCGGGGCGGCTACTGCAGCCGTCGTTCGGCAGGGGATCGGGGATGTGGTGCGCTGCATCGATTCCGATCCGACCTGGGGAGGACTCGCCTGGGACACGACCATTCAATCCGACGAAATGTTTATGGACCACGACGGCAAACTGACCGGCTTAGCCAAAGTCACATCTGTCGTTAAGTACCAGACGCTTAGGGGGTAAACCGATGCTGAAAAACATGGCCTTATTGCTTGCCAAGCGCGAGACGACCTACGGGGTAGACGCCGTCCCTGCCGCCGCGCAGAACGCAATCTTAACTGAGCTTCCCGAGTTCGAGGTGATGGGGAAAAAGCTCGAGCTGGCGGATGTTAAATCCTTCTTCGGCGGGCGGTCCGTCATCAATGTCGGGACGGGACTCAAAGTCTCTTTCACCACGGCGATCCGGGGGTGTGGGGCGATCCCTTCAACTCCTCCCAATATCGGGGTGCTCTTCCGTGGGTGCAACTTCGACGAGGCCATCGACAGTACGCCCGGGTCGGAGAGCGTCACCTACACTCCCAACAGCAAGACGGACGACGCCGAATCCCTGACCCTCTACTTCTGGCAGCACAACATCCTCCACAAGATGCTCGGTGCCCGAGGGTCTGGGCCCAGCGTAGAGGCGAAAGCCTCGGAGTACGGGAAATCGAAGTGGGAGTTCCAGGGGATCTACGCGGGTCCCGTGGACCAGGTAATCGATGTGGGGACCTTCCCCACGTCGCAGCCGCTGGTCTTTAAATCCGCGCAAGTGTCCATCGACGGCTACACGGCAGTAATCGAGAGCTTAAAACTCGATGTCAAAAACGAGATCGCGGCGCGATCCGACGCCAATTCCCCCACCGGGATCGTGTCGTACTTCGTGAAGGAACGCACCGTATCCGGCGAGATCGACCCGGAAGCTGTCGCTTTATCCTCAAAGAACTTCTTCCAGATGTGGGAGGACTCGGAGGCCGTTGCGCTTGTGGCCACGATCGGGCAAACCGCCGGTAACCGGTGCAGGATCTCCTGCCCCGGGGTGCAGCTTGACGTCCCGAAATACGCCGACCGGGACAACCGGCTCGTCATGTCCCTGCCGCTGGTAATAAACCCAAGCCCTGCGGGCAACGACGAAGTCTCGTTTATCTTCGACTGAAAATAAGGAGGGATACATGTTCGATCTTTCGTGCGATAAAAACCGCTTTCCCGTCGTGGCCAAGAATCAGAAGGGGGAGGATGTCACCTTCGATCTGTTCTACCGCAGGCCAACGACCGAGGAGATCATCTCCTACAACAGCCGCCTCTTCCAGAAGAAGAACGGCAAAGTGGTAAACAACGTTGTCCCCACCCGGATCGACATGGGACTTAAGATCCTCACCGGCATGCAGGATGGCGTTTTCACGCTGAATGGGAAACCCGTCTCTTCGGATCCGAAGAGCCCCGACTACTACCCCGCCTGGAAGGATCTCTTAAAATCCGCCCTCGCCGGGACGGTGGCCAACTTCGCCTTCCGGGTGTTT